CGGTGAAGTAGTCACCTTCAAGGTCGGCGGTCTTGATATCGCCAAAGCGCACAAGGTAACCCTTGACGTAGCCCAGCCTGTCGCTCTTGATACCGTCCACGGTAGATGTCAGCAAGTCCATGGCTTCACTATCCCACAGTGCATTTTTCATAGGTAGGTTGTTAGATCCGGTTGGTATCCCTCTAGGTCTCTAAGCGGCAATACCCGTGTAGTAGGCCCCCAGTCGGCGTTAGGCACCACGGTTGCCATGTCACTGAGCGGCAGCCCCTCAGCATAAAGGTTATAGCGAGCGGTGCCAAGTATCTGCTGAGCTTCAAGCGGTGTTAGCCCCTTCAGTATCTCTTCACCGGTTGCCACCTTGGGGCGTGTATCAGGGATGCTGCTATCGCCGGTTATCTCAGCCCATGACAAGGTCTCTGGTATCATCACGCACCGGCAGTTCGGGTGGCTTGGCATGATGGTATCGGTGGCTTGCAGGGTGCCGGACAAAGCCAAGCAAGCAAGGCATACCCGCGCATCCTGCGTAGCCTGTCGGCGAAAGCCTGTAACCGAAGGATTCTCCGTGTAGAGTTGCCGCTGGGCTTCACGGCTTGCTCGTATCATCTCGGTACGGGCGATAGTCTCAGCACGGTATCTGCCGATATCTGCCGCCTTGCGTACCCGCCGTGCTACCGTACGTGGACCTTCACCGAGGCTGATGCCCTGTACCAAAGCCATCTGCATCGCGTCCGTGGTTACTTGCGGGATGGCATCGAATAAGACAGCCAGAGGGCTACCATCGCCTGCGAACCCGACAAAGGCCTGCAAGGCTTCGTCAGGTAGACTTGTCCAGCTAGTACCAAGGGTAACCCCGGCGGGCTTTTTACCCGCTGCCGCTTCCACGAGGCCTGGCGTTGCATCATTAGCAAGTATGGCACTTTGTAGTTGTCCATCGGCTGTAATCACTGCCCCTTCTACCGAGAACTTTTTGAGGTTCTTTCCGAGCTGCTCAATGTTATCTATGATCCGCTGGCGCATCCAGAGTATGGTTTCGCTTGGCGGTTCCCCGTTGGCTTCACGCTCGGCAATACGTCCCTCCAGCGCTTCAAGCTCATCGATGCTGGCCTTGGTTGCCGCCTTGTATGCCCGTTGCATCCGGCTGATGGCTACGCCTTCACGCTCTAGTAAGTCATTCCGATACTTCTGGCCAGCGGCATAGATTCTTGCTGTCCCGCTGTCTACTCGCTTGAGATTTCCTCCAGCGAATACCCGTAAAAAGGGTGGCTCTTATACACTACCCCCGGAGTGCATACGTGGTCACCGTCAAGACTCTTACCGTCTGGTTGCATTGCATCCCGCTTGGATGTAGACCACCTGAACCCGGCATCGCCGCCCCATAAGTCCCAGGCTACACGCCCCGGACTCGGGAAACCTTCCTCACCGCTGTTGAAGCCTTCGGCCTTCTTATCCACCTCATGCCGTGAAAAGAACGAATACATCCTCAGTATCGTATCTTCGGAAAGTTGCTCTCCATTCACGATCTGGTTAGCCCGTGCCAAGCCTACCCGTGTGCCGCCGTCAAAGCCTTCTGCCTTCCAATCAAGCGCCCGTTGTGCCGCTGTCCGCATTGCTTCAGTTGGGCGGAACTTCATCTCGTACGATCGCACTGCGGCACCATCAAAGCCGCCAGTGCTTTGTACCGGGATTGCCGTTGGGTGTAGCTGCCCTTCATCTTCAGGCACTGCTTCAAGCCCGGCTATGCGCTTGGCTTCAGCCCGATCAATGATTCCAGCCTTGTAGAGTTTCTCCGCCCTGTCGGCTTCCGCTTGTAGGTCATCAGCAAGCGCCCGCACGGTTTCAAGGTCGTACATGACGTAATCGCCTTGCTGTGTCTCCGGGTATTCCGGCAGCAGGTCAGCGGTGATAGCGTCCGCAAGTGTACGGAGCAACGGCACCATGCCGTCTTCCCAAGCCGCTTGCTGGGCGCGCTCGTAATTGCTGTATGTAGACCGCTCTAAGCCGCTTCCAAGGCCCAAGACCATTGGGTTGATGCCAAGAGCGGAACAGATACGCTCCTCCGGTACGCGCCGTACCGAGTCAAGAGCAAGCTCGGAAGGGGTCAAAGATACACGATCCATCTTGTAGGCACCGGTCATAACCACGATGCCGCCGCTACCGTCCCCGGTAAGGTCTTCGTGCAGTTGCCGCTTGACCTGCCGAGCATCATCCATAGACATATCAACGGTTGTCTCTTTGGCATCAGGCCCGACAATCAATGAAGGCATGGCACCGTTAGCCAAGAGTCCATAAGCGGTAGTGGATGCGGTGTTATCGGTAGCAATCTCCCGCAGGACAGCGGTAAGCGGCGCACGGCCTATCCGGATATCGCTAGGGTCACGACCGTACCGGATGTGGATGATGTCACTTACCGGGATGTCAAAGGAGCGGCCATCCGTGGTGTAGATGTAGTGGGTCAACGGGTTTACGCCGTTGCCTACCGGCCTAACCATGTCCTGCGGCAGGAACTGTAGAGCGGTCACCGTGCCACGGGTGGAAGAGCGAATCTTTCTCAGGTAAGTGTTGCCGAATAGTTTGTAGTCTTGAATGACCCAGCCCCAGAACAAAGACCCCATTATCATTGGATCCGGTTGTGCCATAAGCTGTAGCACCGGGTGGTCTTCTACCGGCTCCGCCTGCTGGCTGTCTACCGGTCGGTAGAGCCGTGGTGTTGCCTGTGGATAGTTTCGTACATACCAATCAATCGCACTAGCCACAACCCCATTCAGCCCAAGGTCACCGGCTACCCGCGCCCAGTCCTTAGTACTTCCAGGGAGCGCCCGGCGTAGCAAAGTTTGCAGCTGTCCAGAGCCGTAACCGGTTAGGTAGATGTCTCTGGATTGAGACAACGGCAAAGGCAATGCTTGTGTCGGGTTGGCTGCGGCTTTACGGCCTAAGAAGCGGTCAAAGATACCCATGGCTTCAGTATCCCACAGGACTAGACTGCACCCCAAGAACGCTTTGATCCGCACACCTGCCAAGCATAAGCCAGAGCGTCAACCACGTCATCATGCCTACCAACAGGGAAACTCAAAAGCTCATCTTCAAAGTAAGCCGGCAACCCTTGGCAGTGCATGACTTGGCTTTGCTCGTACCGGGCTTCTAGAGGCGCAAAGCGGGTCACTTTGTCACGGTCTGGGCGGATGCCCCGGATAGGCAGTTTCGTGCGCCGTAGAAGCTCCTGCACAACAGCGGCTTGATACTGCACCTGCTCGATGCCGATCATAGATGGTTTCCACTTATCGGCCATGGCTTCGATGAAGCGTAGCACGGAAGCAAAGTCCGCGCGGGTACGGTTGATGTCTCTAACGTAGATCGTGCCATCGTCACCACGGCTCACTACAGCAACTCCCGTGTAGTCGGCTTCACTCTTAGTTGATATCGCAAGGTCAACGCCGATGTAGGTTGGTAGGCCTTCAGGGCAATCGCCGTAGCGCAACCACTCCCGCTTGATACGCGCTCCCGCAGCATCCACGAACTCCGCTAAATACTCCTGCCTAAACGCGATGCTCGGCAGTGATTCCCCCGCCTTGCCTACCTCTTCGGCATCTATCCACGGGTTAGCCGTGGTTGGCATCTGCCATGACATCCAGTCGGTATCAGTAGCGGCTTGATTGTAAAGGGTACGGAAGTAGTTAGAGCCTTTAGGCGTACTGAGAAAGAAAGCATCCCCGATGTAATCGGTTAGCGTTGGGCGAATTGCTTCAGTCCAGGCTTGCTCTAGATGCCTAGCCATGGCGGCTTCATCGATGATGACCCGCTTGTATTTACGGCCACGGGCTACGGTTGACGGGTCATCAAGTGTCCAGTAATCAATAGCCGCCCCGGTTATAAGCTCGATGCGCGGTGCTGGGCTTTGTACGGCTCGCCGAATAACCGGAGCATATATACGCTTGTGATCGGCGTATGCCTCTTCAAGCAAGCGGTAGGTAGGCGCAAACCAAGCACAGGGCAAGCCGTCAATCAATACCGGGTCACTGAGCAAGTTACCGCCGAGGGTTGTCTTTCCAAAGCGTCTACCTACTCAGCCACAGGCAAGGACGTTGTATCGCCTTGCCTGTGCCATTATCACCTGCTGTGCTTCATGAGGTCGAGGTAGAACCAATCGTATATCAGGCATTCGGCTTATCTGCGTATTCTACGATGACCTT